CTCTTCATCATCATATATGCTTTCAGTGCAATCAACAATCATATCAAATACTTCCTTAACACCCGCTTGTTCTGCGTCGCTATATTTTTCGGCGATTGTCAATGATGGAAAGTTAAATGTAATACCAATTTTATCATCTAATTGTATGTTATTAGATTCTGGTAAATCTGAAACCTCAATTGCATCTAAATCTACTTGCACTGGGGTGACAGCATTACATTCCTTATCACATTGACATTTCATTTGTAAATCAACTACTTCACCAACACTTTTGGATCTTAGCTGTAAAAACAAATATTCAAAATCAAACATTGTTAATTTTTCAATATTAATATCATTTACGCAATCTTTAATTACGCTTTTTAAAGCTCTAAATGCTTGCTTCATATCTTTCGATTCTTGTGCAATCATTAAGACTTTTTCTTCTTTCACTGTATAAGGTCGAAACTCAACCTCTTTACCAGTAGACGGAATCTTAGTTAAATAAGTAGCCGTCTTTAATTGTGGCAGTGCCATAATATTATCCTCTCATTAAGTTAAAAAATCTACCGCGGATCTTAATGCAGAAGCTGTAGAACTGATTGGACCTTCTGGTTTGTATTTGTCATAAGCCCAAGTTACAGTAACTTCTTGCATTTGGTTATCTGCAGTATTATCTAATTCAACTGCTGCTAAATTTGTTGGAAAACATTTTTCCATTTTAACACCATAAACCGGAATATTCTTCTGGTTTAATTGCTGAATTACCACATCAACCGAGTAATCTTTTTTAAATCCTACTCGATAAGATTCTGTATCAAATATGCCTGACATCCAAGTCTCAAACATATTCTTAATATAATAATCGTTAGTTAATCTAAACGTCATACTAACTTCTTCATCTATAAACGTTTGTGGATATTTATTCTGTTGTGCGTGCATATCTGCATCAAATGTAGATATTGTTCTACCCGGGAGAGTAGCTTTCGAACAAAGAATAGATATATCTCTTGGATCGTTTATTAAATTCGCTATACTAAATCCACCAGAAATAATTGATCCAACAATATTCTCTGGATTTAAATTAAGTAAAGAAACTGCAGGTGGAGCAAAAATTACTTGAAACCTATTTGATGGTGCTAAACCACCTTTTTTACTTATAGTTGATTTTATAGCTTCTATACTCATTAAGTTCTCCTAGCAATTTTAGCTGACTCTGCCCAAACTGCCACTTTACCTTTTTTCTTAAATTGTTCTGTCGGTAAGAAAATAGCTATTTCCCAATCTGACATTGGTACTCTCGATATACGAGAAGCTATATGTTGAGTTAAATAATGTTTAAAACAAGGTTTAAACTCTTTAAATTTTCTTACACCTTTTAATAATTTGTATCTTGCTCTTATTCTACTTTTATCTGTTATCTTAGCTGGTGCTGTTGCCATAAGCTCATCTAAAAAAAGAGCTCTTGGTTTATAATTTAAATAATGTAAATTTAATCCATAGAATCCACCCTTTGCTGGTTCTAACATTATAGTTAAAGGAAACCTATCATAATATGGTAAGACTTCTTTAAACTTTGGATCGTAGAAATACATATACATATTTCCAGCAAGAGTTCTACTAACTTTATCTAGTGCATCATCTTTTAAAAGACTTTCTCTATTAACAGTACCAAGTTCTCTAACCTGCTTTTGGAACCACTTTTTACTTTGAGCTGTACGTGTTGTAATTCCTGCACGAAATGCTTGAGATGATAATGTATCGAATAAACTTGCCATATATCTATTTATGCTAACTCTTTAGTAGTTTGATACCTAAATTCTTTAAAGTTTCTTCTGTCCAAACCTGGAATTTCCAGCCCTTAGCATCAGCAAAGTCCGAAGCTGCTGACCATTTATTCGTATTTTTAACATAGGTTAATACCTCATTTATATACTTTTTAGACTTTCTTTTCGGTTTTTTTGGTGGAATTGTTTCTTTTTTAGGTTTAATTTCGATTAAATATGTATCTCCATTCTTCATTTGGATTAATAAATCAACATAATACCTATGTAATTTCTTATCAACTTCATATTTGTATGGGATAACTATCTCTTCACTATTCCATAATTTAATATTTTTATTATTTTCACACCATTTAAATGCTTGTCTTTCCCACAAAGAACGGTATACTACCTTCTTAGCATCTCCAGCATATTTTTCCGGGCATTTTATTGTGTATCTACCTTTGTAACTCATATAAATAAACCTATAAACAATTAATTAGTACTACTATTTATACGGATCAAATATGGCAAATAAGCAAAAAATAATAGCATTCCCTAGGGAATTAAGATCTAAAGCCGACGATAAAATGCCTCATATATGCTTTTCTCTTACTGGAAAACAAGCAGAAGAAATTACAGAAGAAGTTGATAGAATACATTTATTCATTCCAGCTGGATTTCAAGTATCAGATGGTGCAAATTTTAATAGCATAGATCTAGGCATGTTAAGGGCAGCAGAAAAAGTTAGAAAAAGAGATGAAGGGGTAAAACCTTCAGAAGTTTTTGATGGTGCAGATAAAACAGTCATGATGCTAAAAGCAATAGAAGGAATAACTGGTGATCCTGGTGGAGCAGGAGCATTGGCCGCGTATGAAGCAGGTATTACTTTTAATCCACAAACAGCATTAGCATTCGAAGGAGTTAATTTAAGACAATTTGGGTTTGCATTTACTTTAGTTCCAGAATCAAAAGAAGAAGCAGAAGATGTAAGACGTATAGAAAATTTCTTCCGAAAATATATGTACCCTAGTGCTAATCTAGGACTCTCTATGACATATCCTCCTAAATTTAAAATACAATTTTTTGTTGGAGAAACAGAAAATAAATATATGCCAATGATTCATGATTGTTATTTAGCAGGAGTAGAAGCAACATTTAATCCAGATAGTAATGCATTCTTTGTTGATGGACAACCAACCGCAGTTAATTTAAGCTTAAACTTTAGTGAAGCTAAAATGCTTACAAGAAACGATTTATATAAAGAGAGTTCAGGAAGTGATGATCCTTCATACGATTATAGTAGACCTGGCTCACATCAAGGTACAGGATAATGGCATTTTTTAAACAATTTCCAAAAGTAGAATATGATTTTAATCGCCAAGGGGTGATTAATAATATGATTGATATTTATAGAAGTGTTAGACCACTTCAGAATTTTGTAGATAGTACTTCAGCTTATACATATTATGAAGTTAGAAATGGGGAAAGACCAGATATAGTTTCTAGACAATTATATGGAAACCAAAACTTTTATTGGACATTTTTTATTGTAAATGATTTTTTACACGATGGATTACAAACTTGGCCAATGTCACAAGAAGATTTATTTACATATATTGAAAGAGAATACGAAGGATATGCTATTACAACAAATCCAACTATTACAAGAACAAGCGATGGTCTTCTTATATCTCATGAAAATTCATTAGCAGGTAAAACACCTACAGGAACTACTGGATTATTTCAATTAGGAGAAACAATAACTGGTGGAACATCTGGAGCTACTGGAACATTAGTTCAAAAGAATTTAGACCTAAACCAATTAATCGTACAAAATGTAACTGGGGCATTTCTTGGAGATCCAACTACACTTCCTACAAATACAACCGAAAGAATTACTGGGGGAACATCTGGGGATTTTGTTGACTCATATCAAGCATACAAATATGCAGAAGCACCACATCACTGGTTTGTAACTGGGGATAAAGAAGAACAACCTGTAACAAACGCAGCATATGTTAATGGTGGAGTTCCAACAAGCAACCTATCATTTAAAACAAATCGTGCAGTCGTAGAAGAAATTAATGATGAAAGATCTAGAGTTAGAGTTATATCACCAGCATATATCGAACAATTCGCAGATGAATTTGAGACCTTATTAAATGCCTAGAACCGCTAAAGTAGTAGGAGAAGTTTCTGTTAATCCAGAAGCGTTTAATGTTGTCCATGCAAAAATAGAAATAGATAATTTACGTTTTGTTGATATAAAAAACCTAGTTCAGCAAATTCAAATATATGAAGATATAAACAAACCATTTTTAGAAGTTGTAATTTCTGTTCGTGACTCAACAAACTTTTTAGAGTTAAGTAAATTAAATGGTCACGAAGATGTTAATCTAAAAATACAAAGACAAGCTGGGGGCGAAGATAGGGATTCAAAAGAAAAATTTGAATTAGAATTAAGTGTAGCAGAAATATTTAATTACGTTAGAGAAGAACCAGGAATACAATATTATAAACTTAGATGTGTATCTAGACATTTATATAATAGTCAAGTTAAAACTTTAAGAAGAAGTTTTGAAGGTTCAATAGGAAAGTTAGTTAAAGATATTTGTACAAAAGATTTAGAAGTAGAAAAACTAGATATTAATACAGATACACAAGAAGTAATAAAAGGAATATATCCTACACTTAGACCATTACATGCTATAAACTGGTTATTAAGAAATGCATATGATAATGGAACTCCATATTATTTTTATGAAACTACGAAGGATGGAATACAATTTAACTCATTAGAAAATTTATTTGCAAAGGATGTTTATAAAGAATATGAATTTAAACCATTTTTCGAATTTGAAATGGGAACAAAAGAAGCTTACGATGAACAAGCAAGAAGAATAAATCAGTTTGGTTCTGAATTAGGTATGTCTAAATTAGAAAGTATGGCAAACGGATCTTATGCTTCTACTTTACATACTTTAGATATATCTAAAAAAGAATATAAGAAAGATTTTTTTAATTATGATAGTTCTAATCCAACAAAATTAAATAAAAAGAAACCTTTTACTGATTTTACAAAATTTAAAGATAGAAAATTGCCTGATTTAAAAGAGGGTAAACACTATTTTATTTCTAGGAACACTGATGCATATCCAAGTCATAAAAATTATCATGAACCAAATCATGTAACTTTAATGAAAGCTCAATCTCACTTATCAAATATGAATTTTATGACACACAGTTTTTCAATAGCTGGGGATTTCGAGATGACAGTTGGTAAGAAGATAAAATTAAAAATAATAAAAGCTTCAGATATGGTAGAGATTGACCAACCAACAGTTCCACTAGATAAATATTTAAGTGACAATTATTTAGTTACTTCGGTAAATCATTTTATAGGACCAGAAACTTATACAATGCAATTAAAAGTGCAGAAAGATTCTGTTGAACAAGGACTAGAACAATAATGCTTAGACAAGACGATCAATTTGTAGGTGGCCAATTCGATTGGTTTATAGGAGTAGTAGAAGATACTAACGATCCTAAGAAACTAAATAGAGTTAAAGTACGTTGCTTTGGTTATCACACAGACGATAAAGCAGAAGTTAAAGTAGAAGATCTTCCATTTGCCACAGTTATGATGCCAAGTACTTCTCCAAGTGTAGAAGGTATAGGTCAAAATCATCAATTATTATCTGGCTCTTGGGTGGTTGGATTCTTTCGTGATGGTCCAAGTGCGCAAGATCCTATTATACTAGGAAGTATTATGTCTTTTACAGAGACAGCAAGAGATACTTCTTTAGGATTTTCTGGTACTTATGGAAACAAAGCAGGAACATCTGATGTCCCAACTGAAGTAGATAGCGCAAATGCAAATCAAGTAACAAAAACTGTTGGCGGACATTTAATAGAATTAGATAACACATCTGGTGAAGAAAGAATAAACGTTAAACATAAAAGTGGAACAACCTTATTAATTGATAAAGATGGTGGAGTACATGTAAATGCTATTAATGATATAGTTACAATAGATGGTAATACAACTATTACAGGAAAACTACACGTTACAGAAGAACAAACAAACGATAAAACAATTGTAGCTCAAGGAACAATAACAGATAGTGGCGCAACATTAGCATCACATACACATCCAGGAGATTCAGGAGGAAATACCGGTTCTCCTAATTAATTCGTATAAATAAAGACATGGCTTCAACATTAATACAATCAGATAAAAGCAT